GGAATATGGTGAACTGGTTCTTTGTTGCGATAACTCAAATAACTGGCGTAAAAAAATATTTGAGCATTATAAAGCACCTAGAAAAATACAACGTGAAAAATCTGATTTCGATTGGAACAATCTTTTTACGATACTAAATAACATCAGAACAGAGTTACATGAAAATTTTCCATATAAGATGGTTTATGTCGATAATGCGGAAGCAGATGATATAATTGCAACTCTAGTTATGAATCGTGACGAAAAATTGAATGGGCTGTATACTGAACATGAACCTATATTGATATTGTCTAGTGATAAAGATTTTGTTCAATTACAACGATTCGAAAATGTAAAGCAATTTTCACCACTCAAGAAGAAATTTCTTACTACTGACAATCCAGAGACTTTTTTACGAGAACATATCCTTAAAGGCGATTCTAGTGATGGCATTCCTAATTTTTTGTCGGCTGATGATACCTTTGTTACTGAAAAACGACAAAAACCTCTTTCTAAAAAGAAATTGACGATATGGGCTGAATTGGATCCTGAAAATTTTTGTGAAGGTGAACAATTGCGTAATGTTCAGAGAAATAAAATGTTAATAGATTTGTCTAATATACCAATTTGGATGCAAGATAATATAATGGACAATTATCATGGACAACCAGATATAGGTAGAAAAAAACTGTTTAACTATTTTGTAAAATATAAACTCAAAAATCTTATGGAAAACATAAGTGAATTCTAGGAGCAGGTATGCCAGCAAGAATGACATCGGTCATTTTAAAGCAAGCGAATGACATTGAAGATAAAGATGAACGTGTTAAATGGTTAGCAGAAAATGCTACATATGCAGTTCGTGGTCTTTTAAATTTTAATTTTCACAAAGAAGTTAATTTTCTTTTGCCTGAAGGGGAACCTGATTTAGAAGGATTAAAAATAGAAAAAGAGGCCGAGGATTTTGTTTTAGGAACAGAATTTTCTCATCTTAATCATGAAATGAAAAAAATGTATTTGTTTTATGAGGGAGGGCATCCCGATCTTAAACAAATGCAACGTGAAAGATTATGGATTACTCTTATAACTGGATTACATACTGGAGAACGTGATGATATTTCTCATATGAAAGACCATAAGTTGGAAGAAAAATATCCAAATATAACACAAGAAGTGGGGCATCTTGCTTTTCCAGAGTTAGTGCCTGAGCCAACACCTATCAAGGAGTTACTTCGGGACGGTAAAGGAAGATTTATTAAAAAGGATAAATCCAAAAAGAAAGGGAAAAAGTGACAGTTCTGATGTTTTGTGCTGGCCTAAATCCAGAATTGCGCCCTTTTACGGACTACAAACCCAAATGTCTATTACCTATAAACCATAAACCTATATTATATCAAAATTTAGAGTTTTTGGAACGCAATAAACTTAATAATGTCTATATAGTGCAGAGTTTTTGTACTGCTCAGATGGAAATTGCAATAAAAAATTATAAAGGCGGTGTCAAAGTACAACCTATTACTGAAAAAACCTTATTAGGAACGGCACGAGGTATTTTAGATTATACTTTGGGAGTTGAAGATGATATTATTATTATGAATGGGGATAATTTATATGATTTTGACCTTAGAGCCATGCTTGAACACCATCAAAATGGGAGAAATGCCTGTACTTTGGCGATTCATGATACTAATAGACATGAAAAACATAAATCTGTGGTAAAATTGACTGAATTTGGTATGATTGATAATTATATTCCACGTCCTACTTTTAAATTTAAAGGGCCAACTGCCGTAAATGCTGGAATTTGCATTATTAAACCTAAATTTCGCACAAGAATCAATTTAAAAAAGGACCACTGCTTTTGGAAAGATACGTTAAAGAGATATTATGATGAAGTATATCCTTATAGAATTAATGGAGTGACAAATATTAATTCTCCTGATGAATATGCTAGGATGAATAACACTTATAGATCTATTGACCACTTTTTTGTGGGTCATGAAAGGTATTAATGCCGACATATGTATATAAATGTGAAACATGTGAGCATGTTTGGGAAGAATCTTTAAAATATGAAGATATGGATGCTCCTACAGAGAATCCTTGCAGTCGAAAAATAATTATTGGAGGGCATATGCCAGATCCGGTTCCTTGTGAAGGTAAGATTTCGAGAATTCCGGTAATGCCTGGTTTTGCGTATGATAATATTTCTTCAAAAGGCCATTCAAAGAAACCTGATGCAGAATTTAATAATAGACTAAAGGATATTAAAAGGGCCCATCCTGGAAATAAAATAAATGTTTATCAATGAAAATATACTAGGGGATATTGAACTTAACACAATAAATGAAAATGGAAAACGTTTATATGTAACTCCTACTGGTGAAAACTACCCTTCTGTAACGACTGTTCTTTCTGAATACAAAAAAGAAGGTATTATAGAATGGCGTAAACGAGTTGGGGAAGAACAAGCCAACAAAATCTCCACACAAGCCTCTAGAAGAGGCACCAAAGTTCACAAACTCTGTGAAGATTATTTAAATAATGAAAATAACCTCTTTGAAGGCTACACTCCTGATAATGTGGTTATGTTTAAAAGTATACAACCCATTTTAGATGAAATTGAGGTTGTCTATGCTCAAGAACGTACATTGTTTTCCCACCATTTAAAAACTGCTGGTAGAGTTGATTGTGTAGGTAAATTCCGAGGAAAACCTCATATAATTGACTTCAAAACATCAAATAAACCTAAAAAATGGGAATGGATTGACAATTATTTCATGCAGGGATCGGCATATTCGGTCATGTGGGAAGAAATGACTGGAATTCCTATACCACACATAGCAATAATCATAGCGGTTGCTGATGATATACCTCAAGTTTTCTTAGAAAATCGTGATAATTGGATCGGCAAATTTATTGAGGTCAGAAACAATTACGCATGATCGGCATTAATCTTACTTATTGTAGAAGTAATGATAAACGTTTTTTTGCTGATATTGCTGAAATTGTTGAAAATAACGATGAACTTTTTTTATATGATATGCTTGAGGGTTCTTTATTATGGCCATTAGATAATGAAAATATAGATCGTTATAAATTTTTATATTCAATTGTAAATCTTTCTCAAAATTCTGATAAAAATATAATTTACTTGTGTTCAGATTTTAATATTCAAGAAAGAATTCAAGATTGGAAGAACCTCTTATCGTTAAAGTCTATAAAAATTGAAGCACTGAGTTTTCCATTATCGATATTGACACCTCATAATTTTATTTCTGAAAATAATTTGAACGAGTTAAACAAAAGTGATAAAACGAAAAATTTTATCACATTGGTAAGTAGTCCAAAAGACTTTAGAATAATGACTCTGAATAAATTTTATAAACATGATCTTTTCGAATATTCTTACGTTCCACATTTTCATATGAATGACAAAGATAATGAAATTCAATCAATATGTGTTTCCACAATAGACAATTGGTACAACAAATTTAATATTGAGTTCGATATATTGAATCACTCACGATTCTTAACCGAATTAGATCATTCTTCATTTTTCAATATAAATGATCAAAGTGATTCGGTTGAGATAGATGGTATCAAATATTTTAAAGACATTTTCAATCATTTTTTACCCAAAGAGTCTTTTAACACTTGTTGTGATATAGTATTAGAATCATACTTTGATGGTCCAATTTTTTTAACCGAAAAATTATGGAAAGAATATATCTTCAAAAGACCTTTTTTGATGATAGGATCCAGAGGTATAAATCATTCTTTGAAGGAACTTGGGTTTGAATTATATGATGAAGTATTCGATTACTCATTTGACCTTGAATCACACGACATCACAAGGTTGACGAAATTTTGGGAGCAAATTGATAAATATATCGATCTAGACCCTTATGACTTCCAAAAGATACTTAGTGTTCTGGAAGAAAAAATAAATTACAATTATAAAAAATATAAAGAATGGTATCATTTTTGTGATTATGAAATGGAAGAAAATCCTAGATCAATATTGTTTTCAGAAAATAATGAAACATTTTTCAAAGAAATCTCAAATAATACTATGAACGAAATAAAAAAATATTGTAGGTTATTTGAATGAAACATATCATAATTTTTGGTGATAGTTATGGTGATCCAAAAAACAAACCAGACTTAAAATTTAAAGAAACACGCACTTGGTATGACATGCTCAAATCTAATTACAATGTTATCAATCATTGTGTTAGTGGTGCTGGACCGCATTATTCGTTCAAACAATATTATGATTTCATATCAAAGAACAAAATACTAGATGATTACATCTGCATTTTCTTATTAAGCGGTCAAGATAGAATTCATTTTTTTGGTAGACCACCAAAGCACGGAACACACATATCATGGAGCAATACAGATCAAAAAAGTTATTTGATAAATGATAAAGATAAACATTTTTACAATAATTTTAGATCCGAGATAGATTTTTTTTATTTGACAATGCAAGATGAGATAGATTGGTTCAACCTCAAAAACTTTTCTTTTTTATATGTCAATTCAATTTTATTAGGTCTAAAAACGATAGTATTTCTCACATCTACTTCATGCGAAAATGTAAATTCGGTAAATAATATATTCTTGAATATATTCATAAATTATAATAAATTAAATAATTCTAATTTTTTTACGTACCCTAACGTATTGAGTGACATTTCAGAAATGGAATTCACTGATATAGAACAAATAAGAAATGAACGGACACGTATAAAATATGCGTTTTCTGATCACAGACGAAATCATTTTTCACAAGAGAATCATGACGTTTTTTATAAAAATTTAGAGAAAATTATTGCCAATGATTATACATTAAGTGCTTTTAAGAACCATTTAAATCCCTGTAATTACTATGGTGAAGTTTCTCCTGATGAACATATAGGCGGTCCGTGGGAGAATCGAACTCCCCTCGAAGAAAATAAATTCATTTATGATTAAGAAAATTCTAAATATCTGGAGAGAATATATTTCACCTGATAAATGGAAAAATGAAAATACTCTTCCTCAATGTTGTGGAAAGTTATGCAGAATAAAAAACTAATTACGAATGAAAGGAATATATGATTAATGCTATAAAATTTGATAATAATAAATTTGATTTTGCTAAAATATTTCAAAAATATTTTGATGAAGATTTAACTAAATTACATAAAAAATATACATTTGAACGGGCATTTTCTAATCAGGCCGGAGGAACTGAAGAGTTTGAGTTGGTATCAAATACTTATTCAGATGTTATTAAAACTCCAATTTTTAAAAAGTTATGGATCAAGTTTATTAATGAGGTTGTCAAACCGTTTTTTGATAATAGATCCATTTATATTCAAAAACTTCCTTCTTTTAGGATATTCCCGTCATTACATTCTGTACAATATGTTCAAAAAATTACAGATGGGTATAATAAGCATTTAGATGGAGATCCTCCATATTATCATCCTATATTTGAGACTAATTTTTGGATACCTCTTACAGAGTGTGATCATTTGAATGATTTTTATTATCAAGATGAGAAGACGGAAGATTGGTATCGTAGAGCAGATATACGTATGAATGAATTGTTGATTTTTAGTGGTGATGTGGTACATGGAAATAGAGTAGAAAATAAATCTTCTCATACTAGATGTTCGTTGGACTTTAAGGGTTTAGCAGTAGAGGATTATGATGAAACTATGTTAAGTGATAAAATAATTTTAAAGAGGGGTCAAGAATTTAAACAAAGTGATTGGTATAGTACAAAACATTATTATATGGAAATGTGATGTCAGATTTGGAATGTATTTGGATAAATGATGATATATTATCACAAATAAAAACATCTGATAATATATTTCTCTATAATTTGTCAGATCCGTATTCTCTATATCCTTATTTGAATACTGGTCATCACCAAAAAGATTCTAGATCTATTTTTTATCATTTATCACAACTTGAAACATCATGTGATATTACATATATTGGTTGTGATATACATCTAAAGACTAATTATGAAAGAATAAAAGAATTTTTAAATTTGAATTTAAATATTGTTTGTTTTCCTTGGTTTTTTCTATATGATTATTTTACTTTTTATAAAATAGAATCTTGTAAATTAAAATCTGAAACAATCCCATTAAAATATAATGCTATATTCTTATCTGGAACCAAAAGACTTGCTAGATATCATATAATTTCAGAATTGAGTGTATATGATACTTTCAGGTATTCTAATTTTGAAGGAATATATGGTAATTTAAATATTGATGAGAAAAAACCAAAAGTATTTAAAGAAATTCTTGATTATTCGATTTTAGATACTGATTTTGTTGTGTCATATTATGATTATGAGATAAGAGACCAGGAAGAGAAGCATTTGTCAGGTGATGATGTGATGGATCAATATCTTTTTAATTTTAAAAAATTTAATTCTTCAATACCGAAATATTTCAATGTAAATTTAGATCGATATATCAATCCTTTCAAAAAGATTACACATCCATATCTTAATAACATAGTGCCAGATGAGTATTTGCAATCAGCAGTAAATTTTGCATGTGAGAGTCAAACAGATATATCAACACACATTACAGAAAAAACTACAAAGAATTTTTTTTATAAAAAGCCTTTTCTGACATTTGCATGTAAAGGGTTTTATCAGTTTTTAACAAATAATGGTTTTTTATTATATGATGAGTTATTTGATTATACTTTTGATGACATTGATAATTATGGACAAAGATTAACTAGATATTTAACAGAGTGTGAAAAAATTTTGCAAATGGAGTTGACTCAACTTGAATCAATAATTAAAAATTTTCAATACAAATTAGATTATAATTATAATATCTGCTGTGAAATTGTCAATACAGATACCTTTAAAAAATACATAAAGAAATATCATGTGATATATGATAGTAGAAACTCATAACCATTGGGACCCTTTACGTGAAATAATTGTAGGTCGTGCAGATTTTGCGTATATTCCTCCTGTAGATCCTTCAATGCGAAATTTTATGTATGCTAATTTGACATATCGTGAAATATCAAAACACATTGGTTATTATAGTGACAAGGTAATTGATGAGTCTAATCAAGATTTAGAGGATTTGTGTGATAAGTTAAAAGAACTTGATGTAAAAGTTCATAGACCAAAACGAGTGAGACATGAAGCAGAGATAGTAACACCGTATTGGAGAACTACAGGTTGGCATAATTATTGTCCTCGTGATATTTTCCTAATTTTAGGGACAAGCATAATAGAAGTGCCTGGTGTAATGCGAAGTCGTGTTTTTGAAACTTGGTCATATGATCACATCATGCATGAAGCATTTGACGATGGTGCAAAATGGTTTTCGGCCCCAAAACAAAAATACAAAGATGACAGTTTTAATTTTGATGATTTAAGTAAACCAACTTTGATGAATGAAGAAATACTATTTGATGCGCCAAATGTAGTAAGATTGAATAAAGACCTGATATATCAAATTAGTAATAGCGGTAATGAAAAAGGTGCGAAGTGGTTGCAGAGTATGTTTCCAGAATACAAAATACATGTTGAGAGAGAAGCATATTCTGGAGCACATTTTGATAGTACAGTTGTAC